GTTGCCGATGCCGTTACCATCGCTGCGATACATGCCGGTCTCGACAATGCCACCGCCCAGGTTGGACGGTAGCACCTCGATCACGCGCTGCATACCGCGCTGAAAGTCTTCGTTCTTGAGCCCGGGGATGAGATTCAGAATGCGCACGCCGTTGGGTGTGTACCCGGGCGCAGCGTCCCACGTACCGAACATCAGATTCATGCGGTCATACACCAGGCGCATTTCCGCCTCGGTGAGGGCGCGCGCGGTGCGAATCTCAACGGCGTTGCTCGCTTTTTTCGAGCTATCCCATACCGGCTTATGCCACCCCACCATGTCTTGCGAGAGGACGTAGCCGCGCAGGGCGCTATACAGATCGAGTCGTGATCTCGCCACGTCCTTCACGGCGCGCTTCGCGCCCTGGCCTTCGCTCGGCACCGGGGTGAACTGCTGCACGCCTGCGCCGACATCTCCCTCCCAGGCGCTGAAGCCCTGCATTGAAATGCCCTGCGCCAAGCCGACCGCTTGCGCGACAAGATCCACACCGTTCTCGGTCAACGCGGCTTGCACGGCCTGCAGATACTCTGCTTTCTCGGCGGTGCTGGCTTTGTGGATGCCTGGCAGCACGTTGCTCCGCACGCCCGGGGTCGCCTCCCACGAGATTTGCGCCGAGATCGCGTGCAGCGTATCGGCGTAATCCTGCTTTGCAGTGTTCACGGCCGCATCGGTGATCTGCTGCGCCATGCCGAACGCGTGCGCGAAGCGGTAGTGATCGTACTTCTTCTCCTTCAGGACCGCGCCCTCGGTATCGAGCCAGCCTTTTTTCTTCTCCGCCGCCTTCAGTTCATCGCGGTAAGGGTCAATGCGCGCACGCATCGCCGTCCAGATCGCCGCCTGCACCTGATGGGCGTTCCAGCCCAATTCATCACCAAGCAGCGCGATCTCGCGCTCCATGAAGCCGTAGCGCTCGCCCTGGCCGATCTTGTTGTAGCCGTAGTCGAACGCGATGGACATCCACATATCCATCGTCGAGTTATCCTTGTTCAGCACGCTCGGGTCGATCTCGACCATAAGATTCTGATAGAACGAGTTGACCTTGGTGGACTCGACGATCTCGCCGCGATCCATCAACGCCTGCGCCTTCACGTCGTTCTTCGTAAAGCCGGCACTGATCGGCACGCCAGCTTTATGCTGGTAGTACGCGGTGAGCGCCATCGCGGTGTTCGCCGCGACAGTGGCGTTCGGCGAGTAGATCGCGATCAGCGCGGCCAGCTTCTGCGCTTCGATCTTGTCGCCACCGACCATATTCAGGATCGCGCGCGAGCTGTTCTCGTACCAGAAGCGGCCGGCCGCGCCCTCTATTGCGAGCTGCTTCAGCTTGGCGCGGAGCTGCTCCATCCCCTCCGCCGGGTCTGTCTCGTTCACCCACTCGGGGGCGCCGACGATGGCGCCCGGGCGTGCTCCGCCTTTGGTGATGCGATGCTCCGCCGCGAACTGCTTGCGCTTGCTGGCTTGTGCAAAGCGCGTGAAGTCAAGCGAGCGCTCATCGACCTGCGACTTGAGCCACTGTTCCAGATCCAGGTCTTCTTTCTCCCGTCCGCTTGGCCCCATCAAGCGCTGCAGCTCGTCGAACGATACAAGCTGACCATCGTCCAGGACGTAAGTCAGTTTGCGCGGATCTAACCGCTCGTCGACCATGACCTCCGCTGCGCGACCGCTGGCGCTCTGCGCTTCAGCGGGCACGAGATAGCCCACGCCTTCGCCGTACAGCGGGAAACCTTCCGGGTCGATCGGGGCGGCGCTGATGCCAGGCCGACCCTCAGCATCCTTGCCGATAACCAGGTGTCCGGTACGCGCAATCGTCGCCAGCTCTCGGGTGCTAGCGCCGCGGAACGCAGTCCCTGGCGCGATGCGGCCGGATTGCAGGTGCGTAAGTAGTGCGGCCTTGGTGGCGTCTTTGCGCGCCTGCAATTGCGCCTGGCTAAACGTCGCTAAGTCCGGGGCGTCGGCCTGGATTTCGACGGCGTACTGCCTGAAGAGAACATCGGGCGTTACGCCGACGCGATGCGCGGTCGTGACAAAGAAGTCGGTCATGAGAGACGCATACGCACTGTTCACGTCCTTGCTGAACCTATTCGCCTGCCGGAGCTGCGCGGTGATGGCGTCCTTCACCAGATTTGCGCCCTCCCGGAACGGTGTGTTCGCTTCGTACTTCGCGAGCGCCTCCTGCGCCGCCTGCGCGAATACCTGCTCCTGATTCTGGAGGATGGCCTCCGCTTCGGGTAGAGTGAGGCCATCCTCCGAAGTCTTCGCATACTGTGCCAAGCCCGGGGCTTGGTTGGCGACATGCGCCACGTACTCGCCCACGGGGATTTGCACGTCGCCGCCGAGAGCCATCGCCTTCGCCGCCGCCTCGCGCGTCTCTGGAGCCAATTGGTCTAGTCTGACTTGTCCTTTCTGCACGGCCTGCGCGAACTGCGGGCCGTCTACATACAGGTGCGTCAGCTTGGAACCGCTCTGCTCGGCTGTGCGCTGCAGGTGCTCGGCGAACATGGCCGGGTCGCGCTCATTCAACTTGAGCCCGGCCGCAGCGGTGAGCACCTCGTTCGCCAGTTCGGCGTCCTGCACCGTGTTCTCGGCTTTGCGGAACATCAGCGCGGTGGAGTTTACGGCGCTGAAGAAGCCGGACGCGACGAGCGAGCCAAGCGCGGTCTGGTACAGCTCGCCCGGAAGCTGATCGAACATCTGCGCCCAGGTCTTATCGGGATTCGCTATGGCAGTGTCGGTGATCTCCTGCGCCACGGTGGTCGCCAGCTCGCCGCCCATGTCGCGCGCGAGGAAATTCACCGCGAACTCGCCGAGCTTCGTCTTGCCGAGGTGCTTGGACAAGTAGCCCATCGGCAGGAATTCAAATGCCGCCTCGGCGCCGCCGTACAGAATCTCGCCCATCAAGGCGTCGGTGATCGAGCCGCCGCGCGCCCGGATCTCGTGGTATTCGCCCACGCCGGCCTGTAAGCCGCCAATAGAGACGCCCAGGACCGGCATGCCGGCGAGCGACAGCGCGATGGTCGGAACGGTCGCCGCGAGCGACTGGACACCGCCATAGAGCCCCTGTAGCGTGGCGTTCTCGAAGTCCGGGGTGTCTCCGATCTGACGCGCGAGCGACCGCATGCGCTCATAGCGCGCGCCTTCGGCCAGTTCCTGATTGCCTGTGATGTCGCCGATCTGCCCGATGATGCCGAGATTGGTCTGATGCAGGCTCTCGAAGAACGTAGTGCGGACGCCCTGTTTCATCGCCTCCAGCGACCAGAACGCCTCGTCGAGCGAGCCCCACTTCAGCTTCTCTTGCTTCGGGGGATCGACTTGCTCGCCCCGATCGCGCATGAACTGCAGCTTGTACTTATTCGCGAGCGCGAGATTCTGCGCGCGCTCAGCCGCGACGTTCCTACGTTCGCGCTCTTCGATGGTGGACCGCACCCGGCCCATTTTCATCTCGACATCAGCGAGCTGCGGGATCTCGTCGTGCGCGGTCGCAGCGAAATGCGGATTCGTCGCCACGCTCTGCTTCAGGCTCGGGGCGCCCTCCAAGAGTTGCGCGTAGGTGATGCTCGCAGCCGCCTGCTTACGCGTCGGGTCGGACTTCACCGCGCCGCGCGTGATTCCGAGCTGGCTCGCGACACGCCCGCTCTCCGCGTACTCGTCGGGATTGTTGGCAACGCCTGCGCGGAGGTTCGTGCGAACACTAGCACGCTCCTGCTCTGCGAGAATCGAGTCGGCGATCTCATCCGGCGTATCGCCGGCCGCGTCGTCAGCTAGGCTCTCGATGTCCAGGTCTTCGTCGAAGTTCACTGTGCGCGCGCCTTACGACGTTGAAGTTGCCGCTTGAGCGCACTGCGATACGTCGCAAGCACGTTCGAGTCGTTCCAATGGTACACAAACGGCTGACCGTCCGGGCCTACGTCCTTGCGCCTGCGCGTCAGCTCGGCGGCGAACAACTCCAGCCGCTCCTGCGATGGCGTAAACGCGTCGATCTCTTTGTCGCTGTCGAGCTGATATTCAGCCACGTCTGCCGCACGGCCGAACCACCCCGCGCCCTCCACGCTTTGCTTGGCGAGCGAGTTGTCTATAATGGTGCGAACCTCTTCGTCACGCAGATCCCGACCTAGTTCGTTGCGCATCGCCATCACCTGATCGGTGACGTGCGAACTGAGCTGGCCTCGCTTTTCCTGATTCGATAGCCCGCCCCACCCCAGCTCACTGAAGGTCTGTGAAAGCTGCTGTTGCATGGTTTGCAGATTCTTGAGCGGCTTACCGGCTTTGCCGGCCTTACCCGCCAGCTCCGCCTGGATCTGGTGAAGCTGAAACTTGTGCATGTCGCTAAGCTGGGGATATTCCTTGCGCAGATCGTACTTGATGAACTCGTCGGTGCGCGTGGTTGCCATCATCATGAGCCGGCCATAAGACTCGGGATCGGTCTTTTGCTTGATGCCTTCCGCGCGCTCGCGCGCGTAGTTCTGGAGCTGCTCGCGCTCGTGCCCATCCATCGCGGTCAACACGGCCGCCGGGATGTCGCTCAGCTTGTGCGTCCTCGCATAGATGCCCCACGCGGTGTCGGCAGCATCGGTCTCCACTTTGCGGTCGGCTTGTTTCTGCTCATCATAGCGCGTCTTCACCGCGTTCACGGCCTGCTCGCGCGTCTCCGCATCGGCGGAGCCGAACTTCTCGCGCGTCTTCGCGAGCGCCTCGCTCTCCGACATCTTGCGGTAGTCCACTTTGTCGGCCCACGCCTGGCCGGTTTCGCGCGCACCCGCCAGCTTGAGGGTCTTCTCGATCTGCGGACGGGCATGCGGATCGATTTCGCCGCGCGTCGCGGCATAGTAGCCCTTGGCAAGCTGCGCATCCTGCGCCAGCATGTTGTCTAGAACGGCGATATGCGCCGCGCTGATTTGCTTTTCGGTTTCAGCCTTCAGCCGCGCGTCGTCCCAGCCATTCAGTTGCGCTACGCCTGCGAGCTGTGCGCGGATGTCACCGAGTCCTTTGGCAATCGCGGCCGGGTCGTTGATGTTGGAGGCGGCGAGATTGCGCGACATTTCTATGTTCGCCGAGGCGGCGCCTTCTAGCGCAATGCGGTTCTGCTGTTGCTCGTGCGTCGCGAGCATGTTGGTGTGTTGCAAGCCCAACTCGGTCGCATCACGCTGAAACGCCGTGCGCTGGCGGGGCGTCAACTTGCCAGCGATGTCATCGCTCTTCTTCTTGTAGTCCGAGGCCATGCGATCCGACATACCGCGCGCGTTCACCCCGAGCGTCTCTCGGGCCGAGCGCTGTTGCTCCAGAGTGAACTGTTTCAACTCCGTGCCCGCGCGCGTTACGGCGTCCGCGTCGGCTCGCATCTCCATATCCGCGTGGATCTTGGACATGGCCGCGCCCGCGCCCTCCACCGCCTGGCCGAGTTGCCCCAAAGCCCGCGCGGCCTCGTCCCCGATGCCGACGCTCGGGCCTTGGAAGCCAGCGGTAACATTCTGCTCGACGGTTGGAACCGTCGCCCGGATGATGGCGGCCATTAGCCCCTCACTCCCACGGTCGTGCTATACCAGCGCCCCGAAACCCGCGTCGCACCAGTAATGAGTTGTGTCAGAGCGCTGAGCCCCGGGCGCTCGGCTTTTGCGCGCAGCGCGAGCATGTTCGCGTCCATCGCCTTCGCGCGAGAGCGCTGAAGCAGGGCGTACACTTCGCGCTGCGTATCATCCTTCAGCGCCTTCATGTCCAGATCACCGATGTACTTCGTGTCGCCGACAATGGCCGCGGCCGAACCTTGGGCCACATCGCCGCCCGCCGCGGCGATCTGCGCGCGCTGTGTGCCCTCCAATTGGTTCTGCTTGAGGCGCATCTTGAACGCCTCCTCGCCACGCGCATGCGCCACGTCCACCGCGCGCTGGCTCTCCTGCTCGGCCGCCAGTCGGTTCAGCGCGGACTGCGCCTGCAGGTTCGCCTTGTTCGCCTTCGATTGGTAGAATGCGCCGAGTGTTTGTCCGGCAGCGCCGCCAATCTCCAGACCTAACCCAATCGAGCCGCCGTGCTTTTTGGCGAAGGACGTGATGCCGCTCTCGGCCTTGATCGGCTCACTGGCCGGTGCGCCGACTCGCGACCAATCGTAGGCACCGCCGCCGGTCGTCACGCCAGGGCTACCGCTGCTCATCTTTATGCCTCCACTTCCAGAACCAGCCCGGTGATCGTACACGGGGTCGGGTCGGAATTCCTAATGCTCACCTTACCTTCGACGTTCCAGTCACCGTCTAGCGGGATCTCGATGTAGCCCGTCTTCAGATCCGGTGGCGAGCCCCAGTCCTCGTCGCTGCGCTCAGGATACGGGCGGAGCTGATCAAACGTCGGGCCGGCGTACACCGTAACTGCATTGTGCACGCGGACGTATGCTTTGGTCAGGTTCTTCTCGAACGACTGCGCAAGCGCTTCCAGCCCCTCCCACCCGAGCGGCAGCGTCACCAGATCCTGGTTGTAGCGCAGCCCGACAATGACAACGTCTTCATCCTCAAGCGCGTCCGGCAGCTCAATCTCGCCCTCGGAGGAGACGGTTTGATCCGGCAGGACCGCGCCGTTGACTACCACGGCCACCGTCTCGCCCGCTAGATGCCAGAGACCACGCAGGAGGTTGCTGGACATCAGCCTTCCTCCTCCTCGGTAAACGGTGCAAGCGGCGCCCCCGAGTCCACGAAGAAGTAATCAGCGCGGTTTGCTTGCCGGCGATTCTCCATGAACTCGATGTAGGTCCAATACTGAGCGCCGATGTAGCGCCGCACGGCGAAGTACGGCACGCTGCGGTTGCCCTCGCGCACCGTGCAGGCCGACATGAACAGTCCGGGGCCGCCGGCTGTGGGCGCGGTGACGTGGCGGTGCCACGCACTGACCTCGTGCTCGGGGTGGTAGGTAAGTCCGATCACGGTCCCATCATTGCGCACGGCCCACAGGATCTTCCACGGGGACTTCGTGTAGGTCATGTCCACGAGCTGATAATCGTCGAACAGGTGCGGCGCGAGCACGCTGATGTCCTCGACGACGTACGAACTCTTTTGCCAAGAGTATTCCAGTTTGTTCAGCCGGGTGAGCGCCTCGTTCGCGTACACGATCGTGCCGGTACTCACGACTGGTGTCAGGTTGCCCGCGCCTTCAGCACTGTCCTGCTTCGGGAACGCGTTCGCAGGCGTCAACACGCCCGTCGAACCCGGATCAAACTTCCACTCGCCGCCGTTCGTGAGAAACACCAGATTGCCGAGCTGCAGCGCGTGGCGGATCGCGTGCACCTGGTTCGACCCGAGCGCGCCCGCAATCCCGTCATCGTCGCGCGTCGGGATCGAATAGTTCAGGTTCTTCTCCGTGCCGCTCACCGTCATCCAGAAGTTTTGCGGCAGGTTGATCGTGCCGGCGAAGATGCGCCGACCCTGAAAATACGTCACGGCCTGTGGGAAATTCCCGGTTCCCTGGAACGGATCGGTCGGGAACGGAAGCGTTTTCGAGAAGTCCGGAGTGATGTTGTCGTCGTCGACAGCTCCGCCTTCGGTCTGCGCGATGAAGCCGTACAGGCCGTTCTTCAGCTTGTAGACGTTGTAGCGGGCCGCGCCGGCAACGACCGCGGGCGTCACTCGGATCTTGTTGCCGGCGAGGGTCAAGTCGCGGCTGGCAGATACGGCCGGCGACGGTAGCGACTCTTCCTGGTTTCCCTCGGCAAGCGCAGTGACGCGGTAGAAGAAAGTAACCGGCGCGCCGCCCCCCGGCCCGAGAGCCACAACTGTCGGCGCCGCGGGTGTTGCGATCGTCGGACCGAAAGTGATGGTCGAGAGTGTCCAATCAAGCGGGCCGTTCCGGCGCAATTCTCGCGGCGGGTGGTTCGGGTGCGTGATCGTCAAGATGTCATGCTTTTGTGCGAAGTGCAGGTCGAACAACTCCAAATCGCTATACGGCGACCCGATCTCGTACACCCGGCGTGCACGTGCGGTGCCATCCCAATCATGCCACGCCGAGGAGTCGATCAAATTGCCCCGCAGATCCTGGATACGGATGGACTCGCCCGCGATGGCGTCGGTCACCACAACATAGCGGCCTTCAAGCCAGCGGCGGAACGAAATCGACGTGCTGAACTCGTCGAGATAGATCCAGTCACCGGCCACGTAGTTGTGCCCCGGAATGTAGATCCGACAGTGCGGCGCTTGTACGCCATCCGTGACGGTGAACTCTTCCTCTAGCAGCGTGCCGCCGAGCGCGTGAAAGCGGATGTATTGCTCTCCGAACTCCAGCACCCAATTCACGTCGTCCACATTCGCGCCATCGAAACTCACGAGGCGCATGAGGAAATCCGAATGCTTTGCCTGGATCACGTGCCGCAATCCGGCGCGATTCTGCGCGGGTCCGTGCGGCAGGATGATGTAGTTCTCGGCGAGCGTAACCCCGGTGGGGTACTTCGAGAGATCAAGTCGCGACCACAGCTCGTCGCTGACTTCACCGCCCTGAAAGCCGAAGCGTAGCTGCCGGGACATGGCTAGTTGTTCAGGATGCGCGCGTCGGGCGCTGCTGACACTACACCCCTAGCCTTCAAATGCTCGGGCACATAGTGCTTGCGCCGATTCACGTTCGTGGACTGCGCATTCGCGCCGCGCGCGATCATGAGCTGGTTGAAGTATAGCTTCAGGGTGCTCTCGACGACGGCCGGTTTTTTGGTGATCGGCCCTGAGATGTAGTGCGCGAGCAAACGTGACACCGTGGTATTGAACAACGGCGTCCACTTGCCGGTGTCGATGACGCGGCGAATGTACTTCAGCACGGCGTTCTCGACGTTGGTGTAGAGGATCAGGTTGCCGGCGAGCGTCGACTCGATGTCGTACGGCACGCCCTGGTCGTCGTCCGTGGACTCCGGCGGTAGTACGGCCAGAGCCCGGATGTAATCGTTCGGAAGCTGGTACGCGAACGCCCAGTTCGTGGAGGGGTTCACCACGGTCGCGAGCGAACGCCGCGCGGTCGCAAACGTCCAGTCGTGGGCTTCGAGAACCTCATCGCGCGCTTGATCGAAGAACTGCGCGCATACTTCCTCCACCGCATTGTTGCCCGGTGGGCGGATGCTGGTGACCGATGCGGCCTGCGAGATGTGGCTGAGAGACAAATTGCAGATTTGAACTTCGCTCGCCACGATCGATCTCCAAGAAAAAAGAGGGGGCAGTTGCCCGCCCCCTCACGCACACAACGCTGCGCGCGGGGCGCCGCGCGGAGGTGGGTTACAGCACGTCGCTTCCGTCATCCTGCACGGCCATGCCGTGCGAGAGCGGTCGGACGGCCACGACCCCCGGGCGTTTCGGCCCGGCGGACGCTACGATGGCGCTCATCTCTTTCTGCTGGCCCTGACGCTTCAGGTCCGCGATGTGCGAACGCGTAGCCGGGGTGGCGGGCGCGAGAACTTTCGGAAGGATGACATCCCCCTCCTCGTTCCTCTTACACTTCGAGGTGTCGTACTCGAACTCCTCGCCCGCCCGACGGCGTGACCCGCCGAAGAAACCCATCTCCAATGCGATGACCCGCATAGATGCTCCTGTGACGCCCTAGCCGGTTACGCCTGGCCCGGGGCGGGGTAGTGGACCTGCGACCCGATGTCGCGGCTCAGGAACGCGTGGACCGCGCCGGCCGTGAACGTTTGCAGGGCGGTGACGGCCTGGAGACCCAGGAAGGTCTCGTAGGGCTCGGCCCCGTCTTGTTGCACCGGCAGATCGAGAACGATCTTCAGGCCCGCGACCAGCTCCGCTTCGGCGAAGGCTTTGGACTTGACGTGGATGCTCTGCGTGCCGTCGGTGGCAATGGACGCGGTGTTGTCGGATGCGACCTGGAACTGAATGGTGCCGTCGGTGCTCGGGGCGGCAAACGTTTCCGTGACGTAGATCACGACGCTCAGTTTGCCGCTGTCGCCGCCGCCGACTTCGCGGGCAACGCCCAGGGGGATTTGGTTTCCGACGTTCGCAGTGCCGGGGGCGTTCTGCACATCCACGTTATCCGCGAACTCGGTTCTCTTGTCAACCAACATGGTGATACTCCTCGTGAGTGATGTGGTGTCTGTGGCGAACATCGGCACTTAGCTGCAAGTGCCGATGTTCCTGCTTCGCTTACGCGACCGGATCTTCCGTGCTGGTCAGCGCATCCACCCGGCGAACCGGGATGCCATCGAAGGCGATGACACGCTTGCCGGCCACTGTCTCCCAGGTCAGTTGGGCACTGACCTTGTCGAGAATCGCGAGCCGCAGGTTCTCCCGCACCTTGCGGTTGCAGTAGAACACCGCACGGCCCATCCCCATCGTGGGGATGCGTTCGGTGGCGCGGATCATGGCGCGGATGATGCTGGTGGAGGCGGCGATCGCTTGCGTGCCGCTCAGCGTGACGAGATCGTCCACGTCGATGTTCGCGATACGCACGACATACCTCCAGTCCCGCAGCGTGAAGCCGCAGTCCCAGCGGTAGTGCGTCCGGTACACTTCCATCATCCCACCGTCGCCAGAAGCGGTTTCGCTGGTGACCTGGCCCTTGTCGGTCATCTGCAGACCGGCAGTCGAGCCTTTCGGGTAGATGCAGTGCGCGGTATTGCTGGACCACACGACGAGCCACATCGACGTGTTGCTGGCGGGGGTGGCACCTCCGCAGTCGATGATGTTGTCGGCGTTGCCGGCCCCCAGGTCGTTGTAGCGCGGGGCGAGGCCGGTGAACGCGGCGGGCTCACTGGACTCGTTCCCGTAGATCAGGGTCGAGGCGAACTCCTGGTTCATGCCCTCGATGAAGGCGCGCTCTTCCGACATGCGGAACGCGGCGGTGTTGCCGTTCAGATCGGCCAGGGCCTTGTCGACCTGCGCGTACTGCTCCATCATGCCGGTGTTGTCGGTCACTTGCGCGGTCGTACTCTTGCCGGGGTTGACGCCTTGGTACAGCTTGCGCCAGGTGGGCGTCGGCAGGCCGGTACGCACCGTGGTGCGGTGGCCGGTCGGCAGGTTGCCCTCGATGAAGGTCGCATCGTCGATGATCTCGTTCGTGAGATTCAGCAACTCCACGATCTTGTCGATGTTCCCATCCGGGTCGAGTCGCTTCGCGAGATCGAGCAGGGTGGGGTTCAGTGCACTGAGTGCGGTCATCTTGTGCTCCGTTCAGAAAAGACGAGTTGGTTAGGATGCTTGGTGGTCGGACTTGTCGTAAGTGAACAGCGGCGATTTTTCCCCGTTTTGGCTGCCACCACCCCTCACGAACTTGTCCTCGCTCACGGCTTTGCCCACGCGGTAAAACGCGCGCAGAAACTCGGGATGATTCTCCAAGCCCGACTCTTTCATGATCGCGCGCAGCTCGGGCGACGCGGCGAAGTCCATGCCCTTCGCGGCAATCGCGCGGGATTCGTCCAGCCTATCGCCGCCGATCTCCTTGTCGTTTGTCACCGCTTCGAGCCACTGCTTCGTGTTCGCAGAGTGCGCGGCGTCAAACTCCTGCTGCACCGACTTCATGTGCCGTCCGGCCACGCCGTACAGCTTGTCGAGACCCTTCTGATTCAACCCCAGGTCCTTCGCCGCGGCGTGTAGCTCATCATTGAACGCCTGGGAGTACGTCGAGCCTTGAGGCGCGCTGTACTTGTCGGCAGTCCCATGATACTCGTTCGCCGCGCCAGCGCCCGCTCCCGCCCCCGTGCTTTGGGTGGCGCTCGCGTCAACGCTGACCTTCGTGTTACCGCTTGTCCCGGCGCCGCCTGCGCCGGTATTACCCGCACCCGCACCGTTTTCGCTACTCGCTGTTCCGGCCGCTGCGTCGTTTGGCGTCGTCATGTGCTTCCTTCAGCATGATTGTGAACTGATCGGGCGCGATCTCGAAGATTTTCGTGAGGAGCATCTGTCCTTGATTCATGGCCCCGCTCACGAACGAATGCTCGCTCGCGCTCGGACGCCACGGGTTGCGAAAGACACCCGCCTCACCCATCATCCACCAGACCAGCCGCCGTCCCTGTTTGTGGGCTAGCAACCACTTGAAGTCATCCTTGAACCGCGCGACCTCGAACTCTTCGAGGCGCTCGTTCTCGGCCTTGACCTGCTCTTGGCCGGCCAGGTCGATTGGATTGTAATCAGGGGGTTGAGCCATACTCACCCTAAGTATAGCACGATTGTCAAGACTTTGTCTCGACTTCGTCAACTGGCTCCTCGGGTTCGGGGGCGGGGGGCTCCGGCGGGCGCAACCGGCGGGCCGCCTCCGCCTCCTGCAGCCACACCCAGGCCCGCAGATAGTCAAGCCGCGTCTCGATGGTGCTCACCCGATCCTCGACCGGCTGTGCGCCCCGCGGTGCCCCGGCATTCCCATAATGGGTGCGCCCGTGTCCATCCTTCCATTTGTAGATCGGCTCCGCGTTCACGGAACATGAACACAGCGCAAGAATAAACAGAGCAGTTCTCACCCCGAGCGCCCCCAGTTAGCAATCACCCTGCATTGCGTTAATGTCCAGGCGGCATTCGTCCCGGCGTTTATGGACAGCCCGATGAAAAGCCCCTGTTGCGCCGTGTTATCGAATCCAGCGCTGGTTCCTACCGCGACTGTCGTAGCGGTAGTGCAAAACCCCACCTCGGTTCCAGCCCCGTTGTGTGCCCAGTTCACTGTACCTTGCAAGACCCCGGAAGCGGAAACGCTGCGCACGGTCAATCCAATCGTGCACACGCCTATATCCACGGCAGCACTTTGATTGGAGCCCGTTATAGCAAGACGGCTTGTATCTGCCGTAGTGCGCGCGGCGCCTATGCGAATGGTGTAAACCGGCGCGGCAGTGCCGGCGTTAGTTTTCGACGCGTTCAGAACCCACGTAATCGTGTCCCCGGGCTGCAGACCCCAAGACGGAATCTTTATGTCTGAGTTGGTTACGTAGGTGTCGGTCGCGAATCCCGCGCCTTGTGAAGCGACAGAGGCGTTGTTCGAGCTTCCAAGTTTCACGTTGCCGTCAGTTATGAGCGCCAACACATCCGCGGTTGAATCCACCCATACGATACCTACTGCGCCGCCTGGCGCGGTTGGCGCAGTTTGTTGGTCTAGTGCGATATCGGCCATTTTAGATTATCCTAAGTCTAGCGGTTCCTTGAAGGGTCCAGCGTTGCGTAGATGTCAGCTCAAGTGTTTTGATATGCAACCGCGCAAAGCCGGTTGCAACGGTGTACGAGCCCGGGGCATACTGGTAGCGAACGTCGGCTTTGATAGATGGCGTCGGGTCGTCGTAGGTGAAATCCACCGTGGGGCTGTCGACAAGAATGCCGCCAACCGCGTCTTGTGCCTGCTCATCGGTGTAGCCACCCGTTGGCGCCGCCCATTTAGGGGGCGCAGCGCCTTGGTGCGTCAGAATATCGCCCGCGTTTCCGCCGAGCGCATTCACGAACCACTCGCCGGTTGGTCCATCGATCTCAAGCGCATCAAGGGTGCCGCGGCCAATAAACACCGATCCGTGCTGTCCGCTATTTCCTGTACCCGAATAGATGAAGACATCGCCACCAGTACCGCCTACGGCTTGCGCATTTCCGCCCTTCAGGCTGAGCAGGGCGCCGGTTCCGGCGCCGGATCTCGATTTCGGTTGTATCAGCACTGTGCCCGGCGCGGCCACAGAGCCGCTGGCGTTGACCGAGAACCCACCAGTGGATACGGTGTACGTGAACGAGGAGCTGGAAGAGAAGCCGCTCCCGGTGCCGTACACGATTTGGTTGGCCGGCTCAGAAAGCGTGACGTTGCCGGTGAGCGTGTTTGCGGGGTCGTTGTATGTCCAGGTCAGCCCCGTGCCGTTTTGAATCAGCGCGGCAACACGATCGTCGACGCGCTCATCCGTGAAGTAGAGATTGGCGCCTTCGGCCAGGTTAGTTGTGCTGAACGGCGCAAGACTGACATCGCCAGTGAGCGTGTTCGCTGGATCGTTGTACGTCCAGGCCAACCCCGTGCCGTTTTGAATCAGAGCAGCGACGCGGTCGTCGACGCGCTCATCTGTGAAGTAGAGGTTGGCGCCTTCGGCCAGGTCGGTCGTACTGAACGGTGCAAGCGTCACCGTCGGCGTGAGTGTATTTGCGTCGTCGTCGTAGACCCAGGAAATACCCGTTCCGTTTTGGATGAGCGCGGCAACCGCGTCTTGCGCCTGCTCACCGACGGTGGCTAACGCCGCGTCCACCGCATCAGCGAACTCTTGCACGTCGTCTATGGCTGTCGAGAGAGATACCCAGCCAGAGCCGATGATGCCTATAGCGCTTGCGGTGTGCGCGCCGATAGCGTTGCCCGTGTGCGCGCTGACCAAAGCCTCTGCGTAGCTTCGCGCGGCGGCAAAAAACGCCGAATGCGCGTCGGGATCTACGTCGTGCGCAACAATCGTCCGCTCGACGAACGCGTGCAGCTCCGTGTAGAACGAAGGCCGCTCAATTTGGTGAGCCATCTATGGTCACTTTTGCATGAGCGCCGCTTAACCTGGGCACGTTTGGCGGCAATGATTTCTCGCGCGGTTCCACTTTTAGCGGCGGTCTGACAGTTTTGGGCTTCGCAGGGCCGGGCGGGCGGCGGTTACGCTTCAGCCAACCGCCGCTCGCCTCGATAGCCGCTCGCGCGAGCGGGTGCATTACACCGTCTCGCTCGGGCGGGTCAGCCCCGGAAACTCGGCGACGACAAGATCAATATGAAAGATTTCGTCGATCGCACCTGCGGCCGTCTCCTCGATGTGGAATAAGATGCTGCCGTTAGGCGCGTAAGTGTCGCCACTCGTGTCCAACGTGATGCGCGTAGTCCAGTTGATCCCGTTATCGCTCGTCTGGAAAAGCATCTCCTGTACGCTTGCCGAGAGGCTGGAGAACACGACCTTGTACCAGCGCCAGCGGCTAGTGCCGAGATCCCAGTGCGGATCAACCCACACGCCCGACGTGGCCACAGGTGGACTCTTGCCTGAGCCTTGGATGGTGAGATACCATTCACCCGTGCTGTTGTCGAACACAGCGTGCGCCGAGCTATTGGTACCCGGAACGCCACCAACGCCCACAACCCATTCGGTGTCGCTATCGCCGGCAGGAATCTGCATGCGCCAGGACAACTCGAAGTCGGGCCAATCCATAGGGCGCCATCCGCCGATAGTCCGTATGAATGCCGTTGTGCTAGCGGCAAGCAGCCGCAAAAACCCAACGCCCACGGCAGGATCGGAGCCGTCGTCAGAGGAAAAAGTGTGACCGTAGATTGCGGCGATGGACCCAACATCCGCGTACACAAACCAGCGGCCTGTTTGGTTCAGTTCTTCAGGGTCGCCCGGTGTGTAGTCGCTCTTCTCCTGCGCCTCGAAGTCCTCCACCCACTTGAAGCTGGAAACGGTCGGGTCGTAGCCCTCGGTGATGCCCCCGAGCGCCGCGTCAACTTCGTCGGCCAGCTCCTGTACATCGTTGACGGCGGTCGGCAGCGTGGTGAAGCCAGCGCCCACAACGCTGATCGCCGAAGCGTCATGTGCGTCGGTTGGGTTTGCGATGTGCGCAGCAAGTGCTGTGACGTTCGCCTGGATCGCGGCCTCCACATCGGGAATCGCGCCCGCTTCCAGAGTGCCGGTGACGGTCAGATCCTCGAACTCGATCCCGCCCGGGAACAGCGGACCGCTGTCTAGGATGCGCAACCACACATCACCGTCCGGCTTGCGGTGCTCAAGCTGTATGTCGTCGCCGCCCACGGCGGTCACCAGCATGGTGCCGCTGGTGCGCTCGGACATGCGCACGCGCACGAAGGACGTGAAACGCGAACGGTTGAGCACTTCCACCGTCATCACGCTGCTCACGGTCGCGACCGGGGTCCACGGCCCCGAGAGCTGGCGCGACTTTTCGATCACTGCTACGGCGTTGAACGTGCCGCTGAACGTGAATTGAACCGTCTGCCCGTTCTCGTCAAACGCGCTGGCCGGACCGTCGAGCCGCACGTGTGGCGCGCTTGCGCCCACCGCGCTGAGCGCGTAGTTCGTGTAGATCGTTCCGTGCTGTCCGCTCATGGCTTCTTCCGCTTGCGCTGCATCGCCAACTTCACGTCTCCGTGCCCGCCACCGCGGTAGCCGTGGGCGTACGCCGCCCGTGCTTGCGCCTCAGCGCCCGCGCGAGAGGCATGGCTTCCGTGACCGGAACCCCACACCCAACGGCCACCTACCTTACGAATCGGCATCGGCTTACGAGAACGTTACAGCGGCCGTCAGGCTGACTACGCCGGTCACGATCCAGCCCGCGCCGTTGCCTTCGACTTCGATGTAGTCACCTTCGGTGATCGTCGCGTCGTCGATGGTGATCAGGTCGTCACCAGCGCCTGGTCCAAGCGTTCCGCCGGCTTGTATATCGAACACATAGCCCGCGAACTCAGACCCGGATACATTGGCGCTAATCGTGGCGTTGCCGACTAACCCACTCTGGCCCACGAATCGGAAGCGCACGCCCCCGCCCGGAGCGGGCAATTCGTACGCGTCGCCCCCGGTCAAGTAGAACGTCTTGCCGCTGTCGCGCGCGAGCAGTGTTACGGTGCCGCCCGCGCCGGCCTCACCCGCTGCGCGCCACATGGCCGCGTCGAGCGCCTCTTCGACAGTGTCGACCGCCGGGATGAAGCGGTCGTTGGTGTCGACGACGCTGATCGCGCTCGCATCGTGCGCATCGACGGCATCGGCCAAATGCGCGCTGAGATCCGCCCCCGCGCCTTCCGCGATCAGCTCCTCGACCATCTGCCGCGACATCGGCTCGAATCGATTGGGGACATTGATCTCGGTCAGCTCGAAAGCGATCGTTCCGCCACTCACGGCTGGAGCGAAAAGCGCGTAGTCGAAATCGAGTCCGCCAAGCGGATTGTCGATGAAGAAATCCTGCGCGACCGCGCCATTGAACGTCGCGCTCGGAATGGGGTACCACGCGTCACGTTGCGCGCGCGAACGCCAAACCTGCACGGGATCGCCAGTAAATCCGGCGGGCGTGGTAACGATGTGCACCCGGTGATCGTGGCGCACGCGGACCAAAGCAGTTAGCCCGGGGCCGCTGATAGTGCCTGAAGTCATGATACTCTCCTGTTACGGCGTGTAGCCGGTGAACTGCTCGATACTGCCGGCGGGATTGCCGGCACTTATCTCCTGCGCTTCTGCCGCGGACTTCGCGGCCTGTGCCATCTGCGGCGCGGCCTCAGCCACCGCGGCGGCTTGCTGCTGTTGTGCGCGCGCCTGCCGAACGTACGCGACCTGATCACTGCTCACGATCAGCTCGGGGTCGATGGCGAGCATATCGGCGTACCTCTCGACCGCGTCATCCTTGTTGATTTTGTCCCACACACCCGGATCGCCGCTCGCCGTAGCAAGATTGCCCACGGTGCCGAGTAGCCGATCGAGCGCGCCCAGGCCCACCGCGCGCTGCGCTTGCGCGAGCACGCTGATGAACTCGATCTTGAGCGCCTGGTTCTCCAGCTCCGGCGGAGGCGGCGGAACCGCACCGGCCTCGACCAAATCCGAGAAGGTGATGTCGATCAGCGGCGAGAGTAGCTCATCGTGCAATCGCTCCAGCACCGGCCCGAGCATCAGCAGCTTCTCCTCGTGGCGCTCCGCGATCTCACTGGCAGTGACGCCAGCTTTGATCGGGCTGTTCGCGATCATGATGAACAGATCGGCGAAGAAGTGCTTGTTGATGCGCGTGCGCACATCCTGGATGTCGGCCAGCAAGGGCTGCAGCTCGATACGCACGTCGTACAGATTCTGGATCTTGGCGTTCGCGCCGCCCAGGTTGAAGTACGACATGCCGCCGGGTAGCGCATCGATCTCGCGGCCCTTCAGCTCGCCCGGGATCGCGACCGGCGGGCGCGCCATGTAGTCGATCGCCTGCGCCTTGCGCATCTGCTCCTGCTGTAACTGCTTGATCGAGCCGATCGCTTTCATGCCCGGACTGACGCCGTACACATCCCCGCCGCGCGTGTGCCAGCGCACGCCGAGCCCGGGGAAGTCCCGGTAGCCGCTGTCGCGCAGCACGCCTTTGTCGGGCGCCTCTTTGCCCGACTCGATGTAGACCGATTGCCACGGCATGTTGCGCGGGAGCTGGCGCGATTGGCGCGTGCTCATGTCCCGGTTCGCCATCGCGCGCGGCTGGATCAGGTGAACGACCGGGGCGCCCTTGTCGTAGTTGTGCGAATCCCACATATTCTTGACGGTGGGGCTCACGCGCGACCAGTCCATCGAACCGTTCGGCTGCAGCACGAATTCCTCGACGAGTTGCTCGACCGTCATCTCGTACTCGCGCGCAATGGTGTTCACACGACCGCGTCTATCGGTGGCGATGGCGAACTCGCCCGCTGTCAGCGCGTCGTGCCAGATGACGTACTCGTAGTCCTTGGAGATGATGTCGGCGGCAGTGCCGAACGCGCCAAGCTCCTCGTACATCGAGTGCAGGCTGCGATACGTGTTGCCATCGCGAAAGACGCGCTGGATCAGCTTGGTGACCTTGGAGAGCCACAGCTTGACGGCGTTCGACTCCATCAGGTCCTCGTCGGCGACACCCGCGCGGAACCACGGGCGGGCGGGACTCGACGTGCCGGACATCATGCCGGCGGTCAGGATGTCGAGCGCAAACTGCGCACTCTCGTCGATGATGTTGTTGAACGTCTTGTCGCCCCGGTTCCGGTCAGTTGTCTGGAACCGCCCGTTGAACGGGAGAAGGTTGCGGCTGATGTCCAGCCAACGCATGTCCCAGGACGAGCGTTCGCGGTACAGCGACTCCTTGCGCTTCTGTACCCGCTGGTAGAGCGTCAGCGGGATCGAGTCGATCGCCGCCACCCTAGCCTCCCAGGGTCTTCTTGATACCCAGGCCGAGCACGCTGTTCAGCACGGCCGCCGCGCCTTGGGAGAGCCCTGCTACGGCGCCGGGGACACCTCCCGGGCCACCCACCGGGCCGCGCGCGCCTACTGTCGCGGCGTTACCGGCGCTCCCGTACACGGCCTGCTTCTCGATCTGCCGAGGGGGCGGGGCCTGATTGGTGATAGTGGTGCTGCTGCTTCCGCCGCCCATGCTAGTACCCTCCGCTTACTGGTTTCTTGCGTTGACCCGTGACCCCGAGGCTGAGTAGCGAGCCCTTCACGCCACTCGTGCCGGTGAGCAAGGTCTCGCTCGCGGGGTCGAAGGTGCTGGCGTTTGCGGCGGCCCGGCGCTTCTCGTCCTCAGCCGCGCCCTTCACGTTCGCCGCAGTCTCCTGTCCGGCCAATTGCCGTTCCTGCGCCCTCTGCTCCGCCTCGGCCTGAGCAATCGCCCGCTGCTGTTGCGCGGCCTGTTCCCTTTGCGCACTTGCGGCTTCAGTTGCCGCGTACACGGTGCCGGCCGCGCCTACCAGCGCGGAGATTAGTGGTACTGCTACGGCCATCTTTAGCGCTCCACGTCGAGTCGTCGACCCCATACAGTTCCGATGCTCTCGTAGCCGAGAGATGCGAGCAGGGGGCCGAAGTTGTGGGTGTGCTTCACGTGGTGGTAGACGACTTGCACACCCTCCTCGCGCAAGCGCTCGTCACACCAGGTGATGAACTCTAAGCCGACCTTGCGCCCGCGAAGTTCGGGCACGAGGAACAATACGTCCTGCACGGCCTGAAGTGAATCAGCGTGCTGAGTGCTCCGCGTTACAAAGAATCCGGCGTAGCCTACTAAGATCCCGTCACTCCGCACCGTGTAGAGGCGGAAATGACCGGCGCGCTCCATCGCGTCGTACAGGTACTCGCTGACGTTCAGCGGGATGTCCTGATAGTGCGCGATCTCGCGCCAATGACGCTCGGTCAGGGGTCTCAGATCAGGCCAGCATTCGTATACTCTCTCGCGGTCAAACGCATGTGCCATTGGTCACTCGCCCTAAGTGTATCACAGTTTTTCACGATCTGTGCGGCCGCGATTAAGTGGCGGTTTTCCCGGGGCTTTCTCCCATACCTCGTCGCCCGGGGTGTAGCCGCGGCGCCGCAGGGCCTCGCCCCCGACACCGTCCACCAGCGTGAAGGTGACGTAGTCGAACCGGCGTGCGTGCTCATCGAACGCGGCGAGCAGCCGCGCCGCTGCGCTCGTGTGCTTGTACTTGCGCGCCACCCACCAGAGCGCACACGACAGCGTGCGCATCTCACGGAAGAGATGCTGCCCGGTGAACGCCAGCAAAAACCCAACACGCTCGTGCGCGTTGTTGTAGCACACCAGCACGAGCTGTCCCTCGTCGATGTATTTGCGCAATCGCCACTCGGCGTACGGCCCTTCCGGGGTGATGTGATCGGCGTTGTGGTATTCGCTCAGCGCCATGCACTCCTGGATGATCCAGGGCACGTCACTCCAACTCGCGCGCTCGACTCTCATCTGCGTAGGACCTTCGGGTCGAAGGGGTTGTACTCGCGCGTCTTCGCCGCGCGCCCCAGGGCGGTGATGGCCTCCAGCTTAGGCGTCTCCATGCGCGCGTAGATGTACGCCGACGCCAGGTCAGGCGACTTGCCGAGACGCTTCGGGTCGAGCAGATCGTCGCGGCCCTCCACGTAGATCGACTTGCCTTTCAGCATCCAACGCGGCATGCATAGCTCGAACTCAAGCTGCTGATCAGGTGGCAGCGCGATGCCTCGATTGTTCTTGGGGTCGAGATCCTCGCGCATGCGCCACCACATGAGCGAGCGCAGGTTGTAGAACAGCAGCATACCCGACTGATCGGTCTGCCCCGGCGTACTCGTGGCGTTCTTGAGCCCGACTACCTGCAGTCCCTGCTCGTTCAGGAAGTCGTACGGACTCGCACCGATGCCGTCCACGTCGATGTGGATCACCGCGCGGTCGCGCAGATGCATGATGCACAGTGCCGCCACCTTCGGGCCGTCGGGCGTCGCGAGCCCCGGATAGAGGAGCGGCACATCGTACCACGTGCCGTGGCGACGCGCGATCACAGTGCGGTCCGGCCCGCCGCGCGCCGGGTCGCACCCGAGCGAGTCCATCGGCTCGTAGCGATCGGGCTTTTTCCAGCGCGCCATCGCGGCCTTCACCCACTCGCGCGGGATCACCTGCATCGCGTCGTCCTGAATCCCGGCGCTCATGTCGCCGTAGAGCATCTGCGAGCGCAGGGGCTCGGGGAGTGCTTGTAGCTGTGCCATATAGCCTGTCCCATGCAGGAAGGGATTGTGCCCCACGAGCGCGGGGATGAACGTGCGCGACTGCGGGATCACTAACTCATCATTGAACACGAACTGCCGGCCGTCAAGCACCTCGCGTTCGCCGTCGACGCCTTTCATGAGCGCGAACCAGCGCAGTTCCCCCGGCATCGCAGGTAGCGGGTACGTCGGGTCGAGCCAGGGCGCGTAGAAATCGATGATCCACCGGCACTCCATGCGCGTCGGCGGGTTGAAGCACATGAGCGTCTGGCAGTGCTGCCGCGGGTCGACCGTGCGCACCCATCCCATGAGGAAGCGCACCGGGCCTTCGGTCCACTCGCCCGCCTCGTCGATCACGAGCTGGTCCTTCGGACGGCCGCGATACTTGCGCTCGTCGCCGGGGTTGGGAACGCTGCCGAAGTCGAACTGCACGCGCCGACCGCGCGATGCGTGCGCGGGCACGCGCCAGATGCGGGACTGCGCGTTGAACCCGTCGCGCGAGCCGATGATCTCTTCCAGGCGATCGTACACGGCGGCCAACTCCGTGCCGTCCACGCGCATGTACTGAATGCGTTGATGCTTGCTGAGCCCCTTGCCGACTGCCAGGTCGGTCTTGCCCCCGCCCGCGCCACCACCGTAGCCGAGGATGTCGGCCATGCAATCGTACGCCAGGCGCTGCGGACCCGGGAGGGGGCGCCACGGCTCGCGCAGCATGTCCTCGCCGACCAGCGAGAGTAGCTCCAGGCGCTCGCTCGCTGAGGCGTGCTTCAGTAGCTCACGGACTTCGGCGGGGAATAGACGTGCCAATCAAGCCACCATCTCCTCGTGGCACGTCGCGCACACCCAATGGCCCTCAGTCAGGTATCGCGCACCGCGCGGCTCACCACACCCGTCGCAGTCGTACGCCACACACTCGCCCGGCCGGTGCGCCAGGTGAATGAACACGCGCCCCGTGGCCGTGTCCTTCACCTCGGCGCCGAGCGCTTGGCAGTTCACTTGTGTCGCCACTTCACCGGCCTCCAGTCTAGCGGGAACCCGTACCGCGTCTCGTCCCCCGCGCACGCATACGCTCGGCAAGCCTGCGGTCGCGTCTCGAAGATGAGGCACCTGTTAGATCCGCTAATGTGGGGACAGGACCCATCCTTGCGCGGCGCGAATCCAATAGCGCGTACGTTCTCGGCATCACGGCAGCAAGCAGCATTGCAACCACGAGCGAGGCCGTCGTCGCAATCCACGAGCTTCTCATGGTCCGGCGCCCTCACTTGGGCCATCACGCGGGTGTTTGCTCGTCGCCCGGACCCATTGCACGGTAGAACTCCGCACTGTGGTCCACGTCATCGGTCTTCGGGTCATTGGGCGTGAGCGCCTCGGCCATGTTGGACGCGGCCCGCAGTTCCCGGCCTGGTGCGGCCATGCTCGGGGCGGCGCTGAGATCCACCTGCACCTCGCCTTGCATGCCCGTCTGCCGATTGAGATGTTGTTGCATGTGCCACGCCTCAGTGCGGACGATCGCCTGCGTCTGCACCGCGAGGTACTGCATGATCGTCTTCGCGAGGATGAAGTCGGGCATGTTGCCGAAGTGCTGCTCCATGCTGTGCTTGTTGATCGCGACGCGCAGATCCTCCTGGAACGCGGCGAACTTCTCGCGCACCTGCTGCACCAGTGCCTCCTTCTCGGCGGCGAGCTTCTCGCGCATCTGCTGCGCCAGTACCGCCCTCTCGGCCGAGTCCATCTTGAGTTGTTGGATCTCGGCTTCCCTGCGTTTTGCTTCGCCCATCGTCATGCTCCTGTGTTGGTTGCGGGGGCAGGAATCAAACCTGCGCCTAGCGGGTTATGGCCCCGCTGCTCTATCACTGAGCTACCCCGCCGTTAGATCGTAACCCCGTTGCACTTCGCCTTGAGCCACTCGATGAAACCCTTGGCCTGGCGCCGCACGTACACCTCTGCAATCAGCGCGCGCAACTCTGCCGCATGCTCGGCGGTCACCTGGCCCTTTTCCTCGGCCTCGTCGATGACGGCCACCCACTCGTCCTGCGTGAGCAGCGGCGCCCACTCGGCTATCACCTCAGCCTCGCAGCGCGGCGTATCGCCGAGCGCGGCGTTTGCAGGGAGCGTGGCGAGAAACGCACCTGCGAGGCCACCAAGCGTCAGTACGAGCGCTATCACCAGGATCATCGCGTACTCTTTTGCTCTCTCACTCCACATGACAGCGTCCTCCTA